GGGTTCATCGCCATGACGAGGTTGACTGCGGTCATCACTGCTACGAAAGTCTGCAGGATGCTCGCGAACGCGACCCACACCAGCATGGCCTTGCCTACTTTCCCAAGCACATTCACGATCCTGTCGAAGTTGTCAATAACCCACTCTATGTACTCTTGAATGCCCGACGCTATCAGATCTTGGTTCGCGTTGATCCACTTGGCCCAGCCGTCTAGCAAGTCTTTTAAGGGGCCGGAGTTCATGCCGAACAGCGTAATGATTACGTTGTCGACGGCGTTGCGCACCTTCTTCCAGCTGCCGAGCACTGTGTCCATTTTTAGGTTGGCCATTTTTTGAGACACACCCAACGCGTTGTACAGTTCGTCGGTCAGCTCTTTAAGCTTGCCCGTGTCGTACAGGTGCGAAAGCATTAGCGCGGCCTTCTGGCCGTGCATTCCGACGAGTTGTGCGAAAAACGCGACTTGGTCAAAGTTTCCGCCTGCCTTTTTGGACGCAATGCTGAGCTGTTCCAGCACCTTCGAGAAGGGCAGCATGTTTCCTCTAGCGTCTTTAAACGAAATCCCGAACTTACGCATTTTCCGAGATAGGGCTGCGGTGGGGGTGGCCATGTTGTTAAGCATGACGTTAACCGACGAACCCGCCACGGAGGCGTCAAGGCCCGCGTCGACCATCATAGCGACGGCGGCGGCGGCTTCTTCAAACGGGACTTTTAATAGGCGTGACGTGGCTGCGACTTTCGACAAGCCTTCGCCCAAGTCGGCCATGGTGGAGTTGGTGCGCGCTTCGGCCAGTGCCAGGACGTCAGCGACGCGGCCCGCCTGGCTGGCGTCAAGCGCAAACCCCCGCAGCACGTGCCCGACGTGGAGCGCCACTTCGGCCATGTCCAGCCCCGATGCCGCAGCGGCGGCCAGTACGCCCGGCGTAGCGGCTAAAGTCTCGTTAACTGTGAAGCCTGCGCGGCTTAGAATCTCCATCGCCAGGGCGGCTTCGGTCGCGCTGAATTTTGTAGTTGCGCCCAGCTCAAGGGCGAGCTTTTCTAGGGGCGCTATCTCGGCCCGCGTTTGGAGTCCTACGGCGCCGACGTCGGTGATGGCTTGTTCGAAGTTAGCGCCGACGGCCAGTACGGGTGCGGCGGCAATGCCCGCCGCGACCGCGACCAGCGCCAGGTTTTTAGCAGCGTTTTGAAGCGTGCGCGAAAACGCCGAAGTAACGGCGTTAGTTGAACGTACCGAACGCTCCATCGTCCGCGCGAAATGCCCCACCTGGGCTTGCATGCGGACGACGGGGCGCGTCATCAAGTCGACGGCTCTAAAAATTGTCTCGACTGAAAAACGGCTCATTTCGGCTTAGTACCTGCGATCAGTTCAGGGATCAGTCCCGCGTAGTAAAACCGCAATTCATGCGCTTTCAGTGTGCGGGCGTCTGGTAGTCCGGGGTAGTCTCGACACACTTGGTAGAGCATCGCGGTGTGTGCCTCTTGCCAGGGGTACCCCGTGGCCTTCTCACCCCTAACGGCTACGGGGGCCGTCGTTAACCCAAAAAAAGGTTGAAGACCGCCATGCAGACCTTTAGGTCGGACATGCGCATGGCCGAGAACGTCTTAGCGTTGGTGCCGGTCATGTCCGCCATGGTCGCGAACATTTTACCTACGTCCTCGCCTTGCTTTTTGCGGTCCATAGCCGTCAGCGTGGCGCCGGTTGGCTCGCGGAAGACGATGTCGTTCGTGTCTTTCGAGCGGCGCGGGGTGTACGTGGCTTCGCCGTCGTCGTTAATCGTCAAGTCGCCGCGTTCAATCGCAGAGACTATGCGTCCTTTGGCTTCGACGAACGCCTCTTTGTCTTCTTTGCCCAGCGTCTCGATGCCTACGAATATGCAGTTGAGGTCGATGAACCTTTGGAACTCCGCGCAGGCGGTCTCGTTGTCTACTTTGCTCATTGTACTTTGCCCTGTTTATGTTTGGTGCCACACCCCCGCATACGCGGGGTAGAGGGTGGGCGGCCCGTGCAGCTTAAACGCCCGTTAAAACTTACTGTTTGGTTAGTTGGCCTGGGCCGCTAAAACTCACAGGCATTGTGGCGTTCTGGCTCGACGCCTTTAACTCGCCAACGATCGTCGCCCGCGCCTGGTAGATCGCACCGCTTGCGTACTCAATAGCTATAGTGAAGAACTCGCTTTCTGCGGCTTTGTCCTGCAAGTACTCTTGGTCGCCCCGGTCATCATCGATCTGCAGCGCCACGCCCTCCAGCATGAGCGGCTTACGGGTCTTAATGATCCGCGCGCTCGCATCGCCGTTCGCTTGAACTTCGTTTTCCCAGCCGCCTATGACGCGCTGGGCCTCTGCGTCGGCTGCCACCGGAAACCGGCGACCGCCAACCCACATTGCTTGAATACTTCCGCCAATTGCTGCCATGTTTTAGACCCCTCTTAGACTGATGACGCGAAGTTGAAAGACCACTCCACGCTCGTGCTGATAATGTTTGTGTTGCCCGACACTTTGAGTGGCGTCCGCAGGTTTACCCGTTTCGGGTTGCTCGCGTCGATCTCAGCCACGATGAGCGCCTTAGTGGCCTTTGGGTCCGATAGGATCGCTTGCGCTGCCAGAATGTCGGTAATTGCGGCGGCAGCGGCCACGGCGGCGCCGGGTGTCTTGGCCGTAGCGTTGAGCGTCGGCTGGCCGTCAGGCAGTAAAGGCGCACCATTCCACTCGGCGGACTCGAACTCTAATGCAAAATTGTAGAGCGCGTTCTGCAGCTTCACGATGTCAACGACGTACCTGTACGCGGGCAGCTCGTCCCCTGCCGGGTGGTACATAGTCACCACGTCGCCGATGGTCACGACCCGGTCTTTCACCTCAATAGTGCTGCACCCCGCTTTGACAGCTACGTCTCGGTCGGTGTAGAGCCATTGCTGCGCGTCGGTGCCCGGTGTGATGCCGTCGGCGGGCAAGCTCCCGTAGTCGTGCGCGGGGTTGCTGTCTGCCATGGCCGCGATGCGTGCGACTTGGCGGGCGGCAACGACGAAGCGTGGGTCGCGCGAGCCTGGTGCCACGAGCTGAACGTTAGTTCTGTCAGAGGTACGTGCGCCGGGGATCGTAATCGCGGAGCTTGCGGCGGCTTGCGTGTCTGCGGTGAAAGACACTAGGGGCTTCCGAACCAGGGCGCCCCACCGGCTTTCACCAAAAACGCTTATTGCGTCGAGCGCCGTAGCGTCCCCCGGCTCCATGCAGTTGATGATCATCGTCTCCCATGTAGACCCGACTTGGTCTAAAGCCGTTTGAACGCTGGGGTTTATCAGACCACCGGCCAGCTGCGTTACCGCGAAGGACGTACCCCCCGTGGTCGACGAGGACGCGACTTCGGTAAAAATGCCGTTGGCGCTTGTGCCTTTCCACTTAGCAGCGATGTCGACGCGCGTGGTGGCGTCCGTCGCGACTACAGGCATGTTGAGCTGCGCGTTGATCGCAGCGGTCATTGACGCACAGCGCGCGGCAACGGTGGCGCCAGCGGCGGTGGTGAACGGGATTGAAGTTACGTTGCCCACCCGCACTACGTACGAGGCGGGGGCGGTCTGGGTGCCGCTGGGGGTAATCGACCCGCTCGCCGCCACGCTCGACGCCGCGTCCGCTAAGGGGTATAACGTCACTGGAATGCGGCCCACGCCGTCACCGTTAGCAGGGAAGAGCTGCATCGCGACCAAGTGCAGTGGCGACCCGAAGCCGTACGCGGCGGCTACCGCTAACGCGCTGGTGAACTGCGCTTTAACTGCGGAGTATGTGGACGCTGACGCGCCTTGCCCGACTACGGCTAACCGCTGGGCCAGCGCCGTGAAGCGGCTCCCGCTCGAGTTACTGAACTGCGAGGATATGCCAACGGCCCTCGCAACCGATGACGCGTCTACAGCGGTGGATATGCTCATGGGGACAACCCTCTCAATTTAAATAAAAACAGTATACGCGGCCTGCGCCACAAGTGCTACAGCGCCCGTGCGAAATCTATGTCACCCCTGTTTATGTGCCGGTTTCCACCATCTAGGTGACTAACAAAATTCTCAGACTGAGCCATAGCCATCAAATCTTTATACCACCGGAA